TTGATTGAGGCGGGGGTGTAGGGGCGCTCACAGAGAGATTTGCGTAATGTGGCGCGAAAAACACTCGGCACACATAACTACACATTTTTCTTGTGCACGCGCCGTTCGTGTGTAAAATTACACACAGAACAACCGGAGTCAGCCAATGCAGTCAGCACAGTTGATCCGGATGCTCGAAGATGATGGCTGGCGACTGGTGCGGATTACCGGCAGCCACCATCATTACAAGCACCCCGAGAAGCGGGGCCTTGTGACGGTGCCACACCCGAAGAAGGACCTGCCAATCGGAACAGTTCGAAGCATCCTGAAATCCGCCGGCCTGAAGTGAGGTCGGCGGTTTTTCCCAGAGGTGCGTAGTCGCAACCGCTCGTGGAACAACAACCTCGGTAGGAGAGCCATGCAGTTCCCCATCGCTATTCATAAGGATGCGGGGAGCGTCTATGGCGTGACGGTGCCGGATATTTCCGGCGTCCATTCGTGGGGCGATACCATCGATGAAGCCATCCGCAACACGCGGGAGGCCATCGCGGGTCATCTGCAGACCCTGGTAGAGCTTGGCGAAGACGTAGACGTAACCTGTTCAACAATTGAAGACCTGACCAAGCAAGACGAGTATGCCGGTGCGATCTGGGCGCTCGTAGATGTTGATGACGAGGAGCTTGACCGCACCCCCGAACGCATCAACGTGTCCCTTCCGCGCTTCGTGCTCAGAAAGCTGGATCAATTTGCCGAGAAAAGGCATGAAACACGCAGTGGGCTTCTCGCCCGCGCTGCCATGGAGCTTATGGCGCATGAGTGAAAAAAAGGGGCGACCGCTTGGCCGCCCTTTTTTGTGCCTTTCGACTGCTCTACTGCCGGACGTGATCACCAGCCAGCATCCACAGCGCAAAAGCGGACGCGTGTTACCGAACGCCTTTGAGCGACTGCACCGCTGCCGCGACAACCTCCGCTGCGCTTGGGGGCGCAACTTTTGGCTTTGCTTCTGCCGGCTGCTTGGCCACACGCCCACGCGCTACCCGTTCGGGTAAGACGAAGAGCAGTTCAGCGAGAGCTTCCGCGAAGTTCAAACAGCGTTGGGCCTCTTCGCGGGTCGGATCCGCTTCATTCACGTCCGCGTGCCGCTCAATGTTGGAGCTGAGGCGAATCTCATGCGCCCAGGCTTTCATATCGTCGGTAATCAGATGCTCTTCGGCAGCCTTATCGATACGGCTGTAAAGCGAACCTTCCACAAGGCCCTTTTCCTTCAGCATCCAATCAACCGCAGCATTGCAACACATGATGCAAGGCGAAGGATTGGCCAGAGTCTCCCTGGCGTCGATTAGGCGATTGCGCGCACGCTCAGGAATATCCTTCGAGTAAGCCACTGTTTTTGGCCAAGTCGTGACCACGTGGCCCCAGGGATCGGCTACCACTGACACTGGCATGCTGCATGTTTTACAGCGCAGAAGATATACCGTCCTGTCCGAGCTCGGTACCTGATACTTGCCAACTTCCAAGAGGTTCGGCAGGGCAATGTTACAGTGAGGACACCGGTCCAGACCAAATGCAGACATGGCAATAAGGCAAGGTGGAGATGCACAAGCATACGACAAGAGGTTCTCGCGTGTGCATTAGTCTTTTTGGGGAAAAGTCTCGGACGAAAGGCTGCTTGTAACAGACGTATCGCAAACACCAGCCCTCACCAACGCCCGCTCCCTCCCCTGCAAATACCTCAATTTCTCCCTATCCCGCTCTGCCCCGGCGAAGAGATCGACAAGATCCGCCGCATCCGCTCCAGATAGCTCACATCGGCCGGCGGCTCCATCGCCCAGGCCGGCGCCGGGCTGATCTTCACCTGCGCCGGCAACGGCACCGGCGTCGGGCTGGCAACGGGCGCGCACTGACATCCGTACATCACCTGCAGCAAGAGCGCGCTGCAGACGCGTGTTTTCAGCGGCTGCATGTTGCATCTCCGAGAAATGGGTACGGTCGAGCGCGTCGAGCTGGTCGGTAAGCTGCCGGTGCTTTGTGATTGCAGCCTGCAGCGCGGTCACGACGGTATCGACGGCGGCCTGGCGCTCGATGGCGTGGTCGCGTTGCATCTGCGCGATGGTCTTGTCGTAGCGATTGGCTTGCCAGCCCCACGCCGCTGCTGCAGCTACCGCCGCCACTGCCACCAGGCGGATCATTGCGAAGTTCATTGGCTTTGCCTTGTCGGATGATGTGGGTGACCCACAGGCCCGCCACCGCCAGCGCGCAATGCAGCTGCACGGTGGCGATGTCGTGATTGGCGCCGATCGCCGTGGAGGCGCTGCCCAGCGCGCACAGGGCGACTGCGCACAGCAGCAGCGCGCCGCGCAGCCCATGCGGAATGGCCTGCGTGAGCGCAGACCACGCGGCGCCCGCGCAGATGGCCACGAGCGCCACGATGTCGATGGCGGTGAGCACGTCGTTTTGGCTGATCGTCATTCTTTGCGGCCTCCCATCCAGCGTTGCGCTGCTTGCTGCAGCCAGTCGTGCACCAGGCGCCGCAGCGCAGGAAGCTCGCCGTATGCGTAGCCGACGATGGTCAGCCCGAACACGCCGGCAATGAACTTGATGGCGTCGGACTCAAGCCCCGCTGGCACGTGCCACAAGCCAATCACGCCGTTGCCGAGGTAATGCGCGCAGGCAATGCCCAGCAGCAGCGCTGCCACGCGCTGCACGGGCGTGCCCGGAATGAACCGCAGCGACACCAGCGCACCGGCCGCGCTCGGCAGAATCGTGTCCACCACGCGCAGCAGCGCGCCCCAACCTGTTTGCTCAGCCATTCATGCTCCCAATGCTTGTTTGGCGACGTGCCAGCGCGCACGGCGCGGCTCTGCGCCTTCCATGGCGGGGCCGTTGATGCGGCGCGTGACCTCGTCGAATTTGCCGGCGTCGGCCAGCTTGCCCAGCCCGAAGGCCCACCAGTACCAGCCGGCGGAAAGCGCGGCGTAGTCGTCCCGCTCGAGCAGCTCGGGGTGCGTAACGAGGTCGAGATCCAGCGCATGGCCACACTCGCGGTAGTTGGCCAGGAAGGTGATTTGCTTGAGGCCGCGGCCCCGGTAGCGCCAGCCGTCGCCGCTGGCAGCGTCGCCGTTGCCGTAGCGGTTGGCGTAAGCGATGTTGGCGATGCGCATTTGCCGCTCGAGCGGCACGGCGCGCTCGCCGGGCTTGCGGCCGAGCGCGAAGGCCAACGCTGGCGTGATGCGAGAGAACATGGCCGGAAGCGCGGCCACGGCGTAATTGAAGGATTCCGTCACGCGCGAGAAGCCGCCGGACTCGTGCCCGATCTGCGCAATGAAGGCCGCTTGCTGTGCGGGCGTGGAGATGCCGAAGCGCTTGCAGGTGGCCTCGACGTGCGGCCACCAGCGATTGGCGAGCGCGGGCGGCAAGGCTGCTGCCTTGCTGAAGGTGTCTTTGTTCATGGCTTGGAAATGAAGAAGCCCGCCGGGTGGCGGGCTGTTTGGGATGCGGCCGCAGTTGCGAGCGCGTGTGTCTTGCTGTGTGTCTTGTTACTTGGGAGGCGCAGGAATGACCAGGTTGGTCACCTTGGCGGTCTTCTTGGCCTTGCCCTGCCCGGCCTTGGCCTTGCCGCTGTTGCCACCGTTCAGGCTCACGTTCACCAGCCAGCTTTTGTTGGCGTAGATGTGCGTGACCGTCTCGGCCAGGTAGTCGCCGTCGGCTTGGGCTTTGAAGCCTTGCAGGCGGAGCGTTTTCTCGGCGCTGATATCGCCACGGCCCATCATCTCCAGCTCGCCTTCGGCGGTGCTGCGGTTCATATCTTGCAGCTTGGCTTTGGCAGCGGCCTTTGCCGCTGGCAGGCTGGCATGCACGTGCCGGTCGGTGTGCGTGGCCTGCGCAGGCCCGCCGTCGGGCGCTTCCGGGTTCGGGATGTACAGATCGATCTTGCGGCCGGTCTTGGCGTCGTGCGCGCGGGTTCTAACGCCACCCACGCTGCTGCGGTCGGGGAATGTCAGGCGGTAGCGCATCAAGTCTTCCGGCCGAAGCACGATGGGTGCGAGCGGCTTGCCGTCTGCGGATTTGCCGCCGCCGCGCGGGGCAACGATCAGCCGCCCGCCCTTCACCGTTGCCGTGCCGCCGTACTGCTTTGCAAGCCGGGTGATGAAATGCAGATCGCTCTCGCCAAACTGGTCGGCGCGTTCGATGTGCGCCTCGATCGTACAGGCGGGCTTCCAACCGTGCCGCGCGGCGACGGTTGCGACGATGGCGGCCAGCGTGGTGCCGGTGTAGCTGGCGTTGCGTTGGGCCTTGGCGGTGGCGCGCATGTCGGCCGGTTTGCCGCGTATCACGATGGTGGCGGGCGGGCCGCTCAGCTCGATCTCGTCAACGGCGTAGGTGCCGCGCGTGGATAGGCCCTTACCCGCCCAGCCGAACGAGACGCGCAGCTTGGCGCCCTTGGGCGGGAAGGCAATCTTGCCGTCACGGTCATCGAGGCGGATCTCGCAGCGGTCGGCCTCCATGCCGGGCTTGTCGGTGGTGCGGATCTCCAGCACGCGATCGCGCAGCAGCGCGGTGATGTCTTTGCCGTCTGCCAGCACTTCGAATTGCGCTTCCATGGGTTACGTCCAAAGCTGGATGGGCTCGTCGCGCGCGGGCGTGAGGTCGGGCAGGAAGATCTCCACGCCCGCCTCGTAAGGCTGGCGGCGCGCGGCCAAGCCGGGGTTGGCATCGAGCACGGCTTCCACTGTGCCTGCCAGCCTGCCGTATGCGCGGTAGCAGAGCACGTCCAGCACGTCGCCGTCAGATGTTCTGATAGTCATCGCCATAGCGTCGGAACTCCAAATCGAAACCCTGTTTGCGCGGCGTGCCATCGGCCAGCAGCGCGTCTTGCTCTTCGCCCACGCGGTCGAGGAAGTAGCGGCCGAGCACGTCGCCCGAGCCGGTGGTGAGTTGCACNGGCTTGAGCGCGGCGCCNATGGCGCGCAGGCGGTCAAGCTGCCCTGCCCCNGCGCCGCCGGCGGTGAAGATGGCGCCGGATACGGTGATGGTGTCGCCGCCNGCGCCCACGGCNTGCAATGCCTCTTGCCGCTGGATGCGNTCCTGCGCGGCGATGTTGTAGCGGGTCTCGCGGCGCAGGCGGTCGTATGCAGCGGTGCTGAGGCCGAACTGGAATTGCTCGCCGTCGTCGGTGGACAGCACGAGCAGGCGTTCGGTGGCGCCTGCGGCTTGGCCGGCGCCCAGGATCTTGTCCGGGCCGAGGGCGTAGCTGGGCACCAGGCTGCGCACGTTGGGCGTGACGGCGGGCAACACGGCATCGAGGCGGCGGCGTACGGTTGCCAGCGCGTCGCCCGTGGTTTGCGCGGCCCGCAGGACGGTGTTGAACCGCTCGCCAACGGCGGTGCATTGGATGCCGCCCAGCGCGGTATCGGTCAGACCGAGCGCACGCTGCGCTGCGCCTCTGCCTGCAGCCGTTCGGCCTACGCCGCCAATGGCTTCAGCGGCAGCGGCAAGCGCGGTGCCGGCGCTGTTCAGGTCGCCCAAGGCCTGCGCCTCGCGGCGATGGGCGTTGGCTTCCCCTGTGCCGTCCGGCTTGTCCAGCAATCGCTCCATCTGCCTGACATGCTCGGCAGCGCGAGCCGCATGCGTGGCCGCTGCGGATGCGAAGGTTTGAAAATCCATGATGTGCTCCGTTACAGATGCGGACGATCCGACATGGCGGCGCGGCGTTGCTGCGCGGCGTATTCGTCAAACTGGCGGCGCAGGTGCGGCATCAGTTCTTCGGCAAGCTGGCGCGGGTCTTTGACGTCGCCATGTACCGTTAGCGCGATGCGCGGCGCGAACTCGAAACGTTGGTCGACCTGCGGCGGCGGTACCGGTGGTGCCTTGGCGAGCGCGCTGACCGTGCCGAGTGCCTCCACGGCGCCGGCAGGCAGAATGGGCTTACCGGCTTCCATCGCGGCCGTGGGCTTGGTACTGCCCAGCGCCAACCCTGCTGCGGCGCTACCCGCCTTGCCGCCCAGGTATGAGCCGAGCATGCCGCCGAGCAGCCCGCCGACAACGGTGCCGATGGGCCCCGCGATGGCGGTGCCGGCGATGGCACCGATGGCGCGGCCCGCAGCTCCGCCAGCAAGTTCGCCAGCCAGCCCTGCGCCGATGCCCGCGATGGCTTTGGCCTTGTCGGCCTTGGTGCCGGGGCCCTCGGCCGCTTGGGCGCTTGCCACGCCAGCCGTGCCCACTAGCGCCAAGACGCCCGCGACAGCGCCGACCTTGCCCAGCTTGGGCGCTGCACCTTTCAGGAACCGGCCCGAGGCGCCCAGCACGCCGGATGCCTTTGTTGCGGCCGGTGCGACCTTGGCGGCCGTGCCCGCCACCTCCCCCGCACGACCGACGCCTGCAGCCACGGAAGTGCCGCGAGCGATGTTGGTGAGTCCCTTCCCGATTGACCACGCCGCCCGCGCGCCTCTGAACGCCAGAATCGACGCCAGCACACCGCCGATGGCGACGGTAGCCTTGGGCGATTCCGCCGCCAGCTTGCCGACCGAGTTACCGGCTCCGGCGGCGAGATCCGCAACGCTATCGGTCACAGGCTTGAGCGCATCGCCGATGCGGCGCATGGCTTCATCCCACGCCTGCCCGACCTCCGCCCACTTCTGTTTGGAGCTGGCGCGGCGGTCTTCCAGGTCTTTCTCGATCTCGCCGGTGGCCTGGGCGCCTTCGCGCTTGAGGCGTTGATACAGATCCGAGTTCTGCATGTAGGCCGTCAGCGCAGCCTTGACCTGCATGTCGTTGAAGAGATCGCCGGTCTTCATGGTCTCTTCAAACGCCCGCATCTGCGCTTCGCGCTTGGTGGGATCGGATTCGCCGTTGAATTGCTTGGCTGCGGCGGCGAGTTGCTGGGCCTTCTCGGGGTCCGCCTGCTCGATGTACGCGCGGGCCAGCACGAAGGATGCTTCCATCGTGCTCCAGCCTTTGCCGATGGCCTCGCGCATCTTGGCCTGATAGTCGATGCCGGCGCGAGCGTAGTTGCCGGCCGTTTGCGCGCTGCCGATCTTGGAGAACCAGTTCTTGGTGTTGTTGGCGGCCTCGTCTGCGCTGCCAGCGGTTTTCATTTGCACCTGCAGCAGCGCGCCGAGCTGCTCGACAGAGGTGTTGCCGACAATGCCCAGCTTCTGCATGTCGGCCAGCAGCACCGGGAACCAGCGCGCCATATCGCTCGATTCGAAGGAGCCTTCCTTGCCCTGAAACGCGATGGTTTCCAACGCCTGCGCCATCTTGGCGGGGTCGGCGATCTTGGCGTTCTGCTCGAGCGCCTGAATCATCCGTGCGGTTTCTTTCGGGTCTGCGCCCTGGCTGACGGAGAACTTGCCCACCAGCGGCGCGAACGACAGCGCGCGATCGAGATCCATGCCGGCCGACACCATCTGGTTGACGGCATCCGCCAACACGTTGCGGCCGATGCCGCTTTGCTGCGCGGAGGCGGCAATGCCGCTGCTCATCTCGCGCTCTTTGTCGGTGCGCGCCGCGCCCGCCTTGATGGCGATGTCGCGGATGATGGCTTCATAGCCGGCGGAGATGGCCGTCGGCACCGCAGCGGCGGCGACAAACTTGCCGGTGTCGCCAATGGTGTTGCGCAGGCGGTCTCGGCCGCTGGCAATGAGCTCGGTGCCGCGCGCACGCAGTTCCAGCCCGCGTGCGGTGCGGCCGAGCCGTTGGTACGAGCGGTCGAGCCGGTCGACCTCGAACCCGGCATCGCGTAGCGCGCGGGTATTGCGCTCGATCTTGCTGCGCACCTTGTCTGCCGCCCGGTCGCCGGCGGCGTGCAGATCGCGGAACTCGCGCTGCAGGCGCTGCGTCTCGCCGATCGTGTTCTGCCAGACGCGGGCCTCGCCGGCGCGTTTCTTCAGTGCCTCCAGCTTGGTGCCGACCTCGTTGACGGCACGGCCCAGGGTTGAGCTGACCGCGCCGCCGATGAGGATGCCAAGGGCTATGTCTTTTGTTGCCATCCGTTCTCCTGCTGCTTGGCGGCGTTTGGGGCGCGTTGCTGCGTCAGTCGGTCAACCACCACACCATGTCGTCGACCGTCATGGCATCAATGTCTGACGGGCTGACGCCCATCGCCAGCAGGCGCTTGGCCAACCGTTTCAGGTCCGGCATCGGCAGCCTCGCGGTCGGCCAGCAGCCGAAAGTAGCCGCGCTGCACGCGCTGGTAATCCACGTAGGTCAGGCCCTCGATGTCGTTCTGCCCGGCGGTGGCCAGCGAGGCGAACAGCAGGATCTCGCGCAGCTCTTCATCGCCGCCCGACTGCTGACCGGCGACGCGCATGTCGCGCACGGTGGGCTGACGCAGCGTGAGCGCATCAACCTTGACGCCGTTGACGGTGGCGGGAAACTTCAGCTTGATGGTGGTGGTTTGCATCTTGGTGTGTCTCTTGTGGGGCATTACATGCCGATGGCGGCGCGCACTTCCGCGAGCTGGTCAACGCCGTCAATGACGCGTTTGCAGCCGAGCACGTCGATCTCGTGCCAGACGCGGCCGTCGATCTCCAGCTTGTAGAAGTTGGCGCTGACGGAGTACTTGGATTCGGACTTCTCCCCCGGCTTCCATGAACCGGGATCAACCTCGTACAGCATGCCGCGCAGGACAAGCACGACGCGTCGCGTCTTGCCATCGGTCGTGCGGAATGCCCCACGGAAGGTGCCGTTGAAAGCGTTTTGATCGGCCAGGCCGAACAGTTTCAGCACGGCGGGCGTCAGTGTGACGAGCGAGAACGAGGCTTCCATCGCCTCCATGCCCATGTCCAGCTTGACGGGCGCGTCCATGCCGCCGCCTCGGTAGTCTTCGGTCTTGATTTTCAGCTTGGGCGGCGTGACCTCCGTCGCCTTGCCGGCGAGGTTCGTGCCATCCACAAACAGGTTGAAGTTGTAGAGTGTCTCGGGTACCAACGTGTGCCTCCGTTATTTGGTGTCGAGCACTTCGGTCAGCCACTCGTTGGTGACTTCGAAGCGGAAGATTGGGTTTTCTGCCGGGATGACATCGGTGAACCGCACGTTCCACACGACACGGCCCTGCTCGATCTGGCTGGCGGTGTTGAGCACCGGGTCTGCATAGACCTCGAAATTGATCAGCGCGCCTGCGTTGCGCTGGTCGCGCATGAACGCCTGCAGGCCTTCGGTGACGTCGTGCACGTACGTTTTGGTGATGCCCCGATCGACGGCCCATTTGTGGCCGGCCTGCGCGGCATCCATGAGGATGTCGAGCGTGCGCACGCGCGTGACGAACGACCATTTCGGGTCTGCCGACAACGTGCGGTTGCCCCACAGCCGGTAGCCACCGTCACGAATGATGGTGGCGATGCGGGCCTCGTTGAGCAGGTTGGCGCGGCAGGCCGGATCGTTGTCGAGAAACTCGATGGGCCGGCCGGTGCCGGTGATGCCCACGAATTCCTTGTTGGACGGCGACGCCCAGTAGCCGTATTGCGCATCAGT